CCTTCGACACCGTCAGCCGGGAGGTGAGCGCACTGGGGGCGGTGTGGTCGGGGGCGAACGCCAGCATGGAGTTTGCACCCTGCGACGCCGAGGGCAGGGTCTACGAGGTGAGCGGCAGCGGCCCTTCGGAGCCGGAAAATCCGAAGGATGGGCAGCTCTTCCTCCGGGTGGAGGACCCGGAGAAGCCATGGAGCAGCGAGAGCACGCTGGAGGTTTACAGCGAGGCGTCGGGCAACTGGTCGGCGGTGGTGCTGGACTGCTGCCGCATTTCGGCCAAGGGCGTCGGCGCAAATTTCCGGGCCGAGGACACCGTAGCCCTCAGCGGCTCGGGCGCAGAGCAGGCCGGGCAGTGGAGCGGGCTGGACGGCGACCGCATCGTCTGCGACGCCAGCGAGGACGCCCTGCGGGTCAAGGCCGACCCCGGCGGCGAGTGGTTCTATGGCCGTCTGACCCGCACCGGCGCAGCGGTGCGGTGGGTGAGTCTGGACGGCAGCGTCAGACGGGAGTTCGTCTCGGCGGAGACGGTGAGGCTGGAGCGCCGGGTGCCGGACATGGACTATCTGACCGAGTGCGACAACCGGATATGGGGCTGTTCCAGCAAGGAGAACGTCATCTACGCCTGCAAGCTGGGCGATCCGTCCAACTGGTTCTCCTACCGGGGCATCGCCGCTGACAGTTATGCTGTGACCGTGGGCAGCGACGGGGCCTTCACCGGCGCGGCCACCTGCATGGGATATGCACTTTTCTTCAAGGAGAATACCCTCCACAAGCTCTATGGCTCCAAGCCCTCGGATTTCCAGCTGAGCAGTCTGCGCTGCCGGGGCGTGGCAAAGGGCGCGGCCCGGAGCCTCTGCGTCATCAACGAGACGCTCTACTATCTCTCACCCGACGGCGTGATGGCGTGGGATGGAAGCATCCCCACCAAGGTCTCGACGGCCCTCGACCCGGCCCGGCTGCGGAACGTGAAGTCAGCTCTGGGCGGTGCGCTGGACGGGCGGTATTACCTGCATCTCGTGCGGGGCAGCGGCGAAGCTCAGACCGTCCGGCTGCTGGTCTACGACACCGAGCGGGGCTTGTGGCAGGAGGAGGACGTCTGCTCCTACGAGATGACCGGCAGCGGCGGACAGCTCTACCTCTGGGATGGCAAGGCGGTCTGGGCGGCGGATGCGGAGCGGGAGGAGAACTGGCAGCGGGCCGACGGCCTCGAAGAGGGGGTGCGGTTCGAGGACCGCCCGGAAGAACAGTATCTTTCCCGGCTGACCCTCCGGCTCGAGGCCGAGGCGAAGAGCCGCTTCGAGCTGGCGGTGAGCTATGACGGCGGGGCGTGGGAGACACTGGCCCAGAGGACGGCCGACGGGCGGCACTGCTTCGACATCCCCTTCGTGCCCCGGCGGTGCGGGAGCCTGCGGCTGCGGCTGAAGGGCCGGGGGCAGATCACCCTGCGCAGCCTGACCCGGACGAGCGCCGCCGCGAGAGGCGGCATTCTGGCACAGGAGGTGAACTGATATGGCAAGTGTCACAGGGCTTTCGAAGATCGGCCTGCCCCATCTGAGCGAGAACATGGACGCGGAGGATGCCCGTGCCATCCGCAACTACTTATACCAGATGCAGGAGCAGCTGCAATATGTGCTCTGCAATCTGGACGTGGAAAATATGTCGGAATCGCTGCGCACCCGGCTGAACAGCATCCAGTGAGAAAGGAGAAGCTATGAGTACCGAGAAGAAGAAAGAACAGCAGCTTTTGGAGGAGCTGAGCGCCCAGCCTGCGGCCCGGTCTTCCTACAGCACGGCAGGCCTGAGCAGCCGCAGGGAGGTGGAGAATGCGCTGGCAAAGGCGGAGTACAGCCCCAGCCAGAGTGTGACCGACGCGGCGGCCGATTTGAAGAACTGGCAGCAGAACCGTCCGGGCCAGTACGAGAGCGCCTATCAGGGCCGGATCGAAGACCTCATCGGTCAGCTGCTGGGGCGGGACAGCTTCCAGTACAGCTACGCACAGGACCCGCTCTACCGCCAGTATGCCCGACAGTACACCCAGAACGCCCGCAATGCCAGCGCAGATGCCGCCGCACAGGCAGCGGCCCTGACCGGCGGCTACGGTTCGAGCTATGCGGTCAGCGCGGCCCAGCAGGCGTATCAGCAGCAGATGGGTGCCCTGAACGACGCTTTGCCCTCCCTCTACCGGCTGGCACTGGACACCTACAACAGCGAGGGCGACGATGTCGTGACCCGCATCGACCAGCTCAATGCGCAGGAACAGAACGCACAGGCGCGGTATAATGCAGAGCTGTCGGACTACTATGGTCAGCTCGACCGGAAGGGCAGCGCCTACAACGCCGCCTATGAGCAGGACTATGGCCGCTATCAGGACTATCTGGGTCGGCTGGACACCCTCTACGGCTATTACTCCGCGCAGGAACAGCAGGCGCGTGCCAAACGTCAGCAGGCATTCAGCAATGTGCTGAGTGTTCTGGGCGTCATCGGCGACGCGGTGCAGCTGGCCATCACCGGCACCACCGGCATCGGCTCGCTGATGGGCAGTCTGGCGAATACCGGCTACAATATGTACGCCAAGGACCGCGCCTATGAGGCCGAGCGTGCTGATGCTGCGTGGAGCCAGCAGATGCAGGAGAACCAGCGGCAGGACAGTCTGGCCCAGCAGAAGTACAAGAACGAGCTGGCCGAGCGGCAGTATCAGGACGCCCTGCGTCAGCAGGAGTTCAACAACAATGTCACCAGCGAGAAGCTGAACATTGCCAAGGGCGAGTGGGCGCTCAAGCAGTCCAAGGCGGCCCAGAGTGCCCAGCAGGCTGCGGCAAATGCCGGGGCAAAGAGTGCGGGTATCTCGGGCGGGGAGCCGGTGCTGGCTTTGGGCGGCACGGTCGTGCCCTACAGCGCCGCACGCCTCTACCGTCAGGGCAGGAGCGATACGGCCATCCGGAGCGAGCTGCTGAAGGAGGGCTACTCCAACGAAGAGATCCAGAATATCCTGAAGCAGCTGGGAAGCTGAGGAAACGAAAAAAGGCCGCAGCACGGAACACGGAAGGGTGTTCTGGGCTGCGGCCTTGATCTGGTTTGGGATGTTTTGGAGCTGTTTATAAAGTGGAGGAGGAAAGCGGCCTACGAGTTGCGGCACCCGGCATCCGCTGCACGGGACGCCCCACGGAGTTACCACAGTAGACATTCCTACAGATTGGAACCCGCGGGCTAAGCGACAGCCCACTGGGCTGTCGCTTACCTCGCCTGCGGCGAGGCCGCCCTGTTCTCGTCCCACTGGGCACCTAAAAGAAAAAGTCCGCTGCATTGCAGCGGACTTTTTAGTGGGGTGCCCAGTGGGAC